AACCATAATATGTCTTCCAATCAGATTCTTTAGTTACTATTTTAGTAGATGATTTTCTACCTCTTGTAGTTGGTAAAGCTTCTAATTCTTTTTTACCTAATTTTTTCTTTGAATTATGGTATAAAGACTTTTTACCTATATAAGTTATGTTTTCAGGAATATACGTAACTTTATAGATGAATCCAAATGTTCCTTCAGGAAAATCTTCGATTGTATTTATTTCTTTATTTTTATATAACCAATTTGACATGAATTTATGAATCTAAATTTATTAATATACTTGTGTCTGTGACAGCAGATAGTGGGAGTGGTTGAGCAAGTTTTGCTACCGCTAATAAATTATAGGCATTGTCATATAACCCAACTGTTGTAGCATAAGGTGTAAAGAAAGAACCTGTTGCAAAATCATATAAAACTCCACTATTTGAACTACCTGAAATTTGTGTTGGGTTGTTTGAGAAATTAAATTCATTTTCTCTAATGGTACATTTATATTGGGTTTCATAAATGTTAAATGATGAAGAGAATGAACAAGTGATATTTGAACCCGTCATAAGACCACTTATAAGATTGGCTGTATTTATACCATAAATAGCATTTCCATAAGAACCACTTCCATAAGGACCAACATAAGATGTTCCATTACTTGTGATTATTATAATACCATGTTCATATATTACATCTCCAAATTTTAGAGAGTTAAATATCATACTACCTTCACCATCATCTTGAAGAGTAATATTACCATTAGAAATAACTACAGAACCAGGTTTTAAATATTCTCCCCATAAATTAGATGGAATAGAAAATACTCCTATAGTTTCATTAGATCCGGTAGGAAAATATCTATTAGCGGGGAGTGTATTGGTTAAGTAATTGTAATAATTTGGGGTATAGGCAGGTCCTGTTATAGTACCATCAGTATTAAATGATGCTGTTCCTGCTGGTGATCCATTAGGGGCTTCAAGATAATTTGAATAATATAGTTCTTTTATAGAACGGTATACTAAAATTTGATCTTGAATATTTACTTGTCCCGTAGGATATGAACCAGATACCCATAAAGATGAAGTATTATTTAAACCAATATATCTATCGATTTCAACATTCGAGCCTGTAAGTTCATTACCTTTGAAGGTAAACGATTTGTTTACCTCAAAGGGAGAGACGGTAACGTCAGAAGTTATAAATGACTTGAATATACTCATTCATTCTTAGAAATCAAGTTTTACTCTAACTAGAGCTTCTTTTGTAAAATCTTTTAATAATGGTCTTGACATTTTAGCTACAGCTAATAAATCATTACTATCATTATACATTCCTATAGTTGTAATATATACTTGTGGTTGATTGATAAAACTACTATAAATTACTTCACCCGTTGATCCTGAGATAAATGATGGGTTTTCAGAATAGTTAAATTCAGAGTTACGTGCTCTAACAAATACATAATCAGAAGTAACTGTTTCTTGTGAATTCAAAGCAAATGAAGCACCTAATGAAATAGCATCAAATAAACGTTGAGTATTTAAACCATCTGAATTATTTGATCTACTTGGGGAAACTTTAATTGATTGAGAAATAGCATATGGGTTTAATAAAATAGTCCCTAAATCTGGGAATACTAAACCGTATGAGCCTGAATTTGAAACATATCCACTGCCTGCTAATGAACCTGCTGTACCATTAGAACCAGAAATTAATTGGTATACTCGAGATGTTCCAATAAATGTATTAACTGGGTTGTCTAAAGAGTTGTCTGTTAAATTAATGATACCTCCTGATCCGGAAATTTTTAGATTTAAAGATCCTGGGAATAATGATTGTTTATAATTAGCTCTTTCAATAGATAATACCCAGAAATCAGATCCTGTTAAAACATTAGTACCTGTTCCAAAAATAAAACTAGCATTTTCATCCTCTAAAATCATTGAACGATATTGTCCATATATTGTTTTAGTATATGAATTTTCAGGTACTATAGAATTATACCAAGTACTACCACTTCCTAATGAATTAGCATAAGCAATATCAAATTGAACTTGTGCCGTTGATAGATTAGATGATGTTTGATAAATAGATAAATAATAATTACCTGAGGATCCTGCAGCTTGAACTGAGGATGTGAAAAATGTAGTTAGTGTTGGATTTCCAGTTGACCAAAGTGTAGAGGTAATTGAATCACTACTTACTAAAAAATCTTCAGGATCGAATCTTTTAAATGCCATTATTTATATTTTATTATTGATTAATAGTAACAGGAATAGTCAAACGAGCTCCACTATCTAAACCTACAATTGTTAATGTTGCCGATAATTGAGTATTTGTACCAAATAATGTATTTACAGTAGTTGCTCTTAAATTAATTTGAGAACCTATTACTGTTGTAGAAACATTAGTTCCTAAAGTTGTTGTACTTGTTGATGAGGCTGCTGCATTAGCTGCAGTTGCTGCTGTAGTATTGATTCCTACCCCAGTAAATGTACTAAATAGACGAACATCAGAAATTGTAGCAGAATATCCGCTAGTTTCATATGTTTGATTATTTCCTAAGTAATTTAATGTTTGAGGAGTAATTGCTAATGAAGCACCTTGTACTAAGGTAACTGCTGAGTAGCCTAAATCAAGTACTGGTAATTTAGCTGTTCCACGAGGTAGAGTAGCTAATTTATATTTCATGATTTGAGTCTCAATTGGAAACGCTTCCAATAAAGGCATGTTTTGGATAGCTTCACCATAAAATGAAGATCCAGATGGGTGAGTTGGATTATAAAGTGTATAATCGATTTCATCATCTGCTAAAGCAAATTGTGTAATTCGGAATGAACCATCATTTTTTGCTAAAAGCTCTCTACCTTTGTTTGTTAAAATTGCGTCGATTGTAACGACTTGGTTATTTAAATATCCCATTGTGTTTAATTATTGTCGTATTATATGTAATAAATATTGTTAAAGCAAGCCTCTCTGCGTTAAATCTAAAATAAATGAATCTACGTCTCTATCTAATTCAGGAACTAAATATTCGGGTCTTATAATATATGGACCTGATGAGTTAGTAGGTCTAAATCCTTCCATTAATATTTGAGCAGGATCATCAATGTATCTTCTAATCGAGAAATGATCTAAATTAAAGGCAGATGATGAAGCAGATACTGGAAGATCATAGTTAAAATGAACTTCGATTGAGCCCGTTTGAGTTAAACGGCCTGATCCACTATCAGCGGGGCCAAATATTTTTCCTACTTGATATACAAAATCTTCTCTTCCCTCAAATCTAAATTCATCTCCATATTTAATTGACCATGGTAATTGGATAGAATTAAATCCTGATCCCGGAATGTCAACCATTTTTACATTAGGATCACCATAAAATTGTGTTAATTCAGGGACTGAAGATGTAATAACATATGGATAACTACTTGAATCATAATATTGCCATATAGAATTAACTCCTGTAGTTATGGGAAGTGGAGGTTGAAAAATTGGGTATTGATTTATTATAAAATTACCACTATTAATTTTAAATTTCCCGAATTGGTTTTGTCCATTTTCAGATACTGTAATTTTAAATACATATATGTCACCTGCGGTAAAATTGGTATTTTGAGTATAAGTAACTGAATAATTTCCTCCAGTTGTTTGGTTGGGATAATTTTGAAAATATAATTGAGTAGTACCTCTCCATATAGATAAGTTAACATTAAAAGTATCATTATTACTAATAACATTCCAAAGAGTATTAGCAGAATCTAAAGATATATTAACAGATCCATTAAATGTTAAAGAAATAGCATCCTGCACCACACCTAAAGGTACTTGATAACCATTACTATTTAAATATGATGCACCATGCGTTGCAGATGATATAGTAGGGGTATATAAGTTACCATTAGCAGAAATATAATTTGTACTTGATAAAACAAATTGAGATGAATAATCAGCAGATGCTGAGGTAGCTGGGGGTAGGACATCAGTAAAACTCATAGTAGTATTCCAATAAACATTTGGAGCACTTCCTGATTGGGTATATAAAATAGATTCAATTCTAGATCCTCCTCTAATAACATTTCTATATTCTTTTGGTTGTCCAGATATAAGAGTTTTAGAAGAAATAATTAATTTTTCCCCAGATTCAAAGGTTCCTTTATTGTCAAAAAGTGAATTTTCAGATATATCAGGTATTACTATTGTACCATCTGATTTAATCATATATTGAATATGAATAGTGGATGCATTTTCTCTTTCAGGAGGCCACCCAGAAATCCAATCACAATATGCAACCATAGTTTTTAAATTTTGTGTGGATGGTGTTTTACCATAATTTCCTGTATCTCCAGGGGTCCAAATATTTAAATATTTATTGGTTGCTTTTACACCATTGTATCTTGGATCTGTAATTCGTTTTGAGGTATAATTTGAATCTTGAACAGCTGCTTTAATAGCACTTCCACTAATAATTAAATCAAAATTTGTAGGAGTTGTAATTCCTGGGTAGTAAGAAACTTCTTCATATGTGCTACTTAATCTATCCGCATTAATATTATTAATTGTAGGGTTGTAATCACTATTATAGAAATTTGGAGTTGTTATATATGGTTCAAAAATTACAGGTGAACAATTTGAGGCGCTAACTGCTCTACTTTGAGTAACAAGTAATTGAACATTAGTTACGGTATAATCTGTAGTTGGAGCTGATCCATTTTTAGTAGCTCTTACATATATTTGATCTCCTTGTAAACCATAATATGAAGTTGCTAAATTTACTGTAGTTGGTGAAGTCGTTGTAAATGAAAGACTAGAAGCAAGTTGAGTTCTAACTCCATTTCTTAAAACTTCTATAAATGCATTACCACTTCCAGCACTTGCATCTCCGGCATTAGTGACGGATGCTGATATTATGAGTGGGGTGTTTGGGGTATCTCCTAAGGTATATAATCCATTAGCTAAACCAAAGTAATTAAGAATATCTCCTAATTCTGTTTGGTAACCATTAATTATAGGATATGTTCCAGCAGGTGGTGTAGAAATAGTTTGTGATGTTGTTTTTGATGCTGAAGTATAGTAATTTAATACTTGGTTAGGAAATGTAGAAGGTATATAAGTTGTTGGTGTTGATTGATAAAGGTAATAAGTAGGGAATTCATTTAAAACTGTCAAATCATATTCAACATATTGTCCCGTCACATCATTATAGATATTAGCTTTATTTATATCTCCTAATATTATCGTATTATTACTTCCACTACAATCTATTTTAGCTATCTTTAAATATTGAGTATACCAAACACCACTAAAATTAGGGGCACCATTATTAAAGAATAAAATACTACCAGTAGCGGGTGTGGTAAGGTTATTTAAAAATAAATCTTCAAAAGTAGTATTTTGATTAAACGAAGTACCATAATAATGAACTTGTTTATAATATGCTGCTATATTATCTAATGGATAAGAAGTATTTAAACTTTGAGTAGTTACAGTTAAAATAGAACCACTAAATTCTCCATCGTAAAATTCATCTTGCATATCATGCAATATAGATACAGGACCTAAAACAGTGTTAACTGTTTCACTCCAACTTTGAGTAATATCAAAGATATTATTAGGACCGGTTCCATTTGTTCCTACAGGAGAAGTAGATAATCCATTAAATATATCCATTGTACCTCCAGTACCACCACTAAAATTTTCTATAGTTCCAGGTTGGAAATTATTCCAAGCTGGGGTTATAGTACCTGAAACTGCAATGTTTTGAAAAATGAATGG